GACCTCTACATTTTCCGAGTTCAAAAGATATAATGCGGTTATCCGCAAGCCGGTGCGTTCCAAGTACCAGAACACGCGCCCGGTCAATTCCTGCATCGCCGCACTTAAAGCGGTAAAATGATAACCTGTATTATAGGGATTAGGACGGTAAAAAACTGTAAATTCCTTCGCATTGCTAATATCGTTATTTTCGCCGTCTAATATCCGCATCGGAATGACTGCCATATTATGCACTACTACATTGACCGCATCATAAACAGGTGAAACTAAATCATAACAATCTAAATAACCGGGAATATCAATCCCCTTTATCAATCCAGTAGTTGCATTCGAGCTAACGAGTTTAGCTAAATTCCCGCCGATATTGTAAATTGCCCAATCGCTGCCATAGGCTTTGGCAGTCGATTTAAGCAATCGCTGTGCTATCGGCTGAAACATTTCCTTGAGTAATGTCAATTTAGCTTTTCCCATTAGCTTAAGTCCACCATCATTATGCCAAAGCCTATGGATTGAGTAAACATCTTAAAGCCGCCGGAAGCGGAATCCACTCTGTCATCGTGTCCTGATTTCATATTCGGCTCGAAATTTGTGTGTTCACGGATAAAAGCCTCATTCCAATCGCCTCGTAATAATACCACATTGCCAGCTTCCACTTGAGCGGCGTACGGTTTAGCATTAGCTAATTTATCATTTATTGCAGGATAGGATACTATATTGTATCCCATTAACAGTTTTCTTAGATGCGCGTCTTGCGCTTTACCCGCTTGACCGGGGTCAATCCAGTAACCGACACGAGTCGATTTTCCGTCTTGTGATGCGATATTCTTGAAGAGGTGACTCCCGGAAGCCCTGACAATCGGTTATCACTATTCGACCGTCTGCCAGTTTGACTTGCTTCGTTCCCTGTGTCCAGTCAGGGTCGCGGTTCTTTTCACTTGCCACTGTCCCCGCAAAATCCCAAAATCTTACTGAGTCCTTTATATCAACTGGCAGCGCATCGATTATCTGCCACCATTCCGGTTTAAACACATTCCCGGCGGCGTACCGTAATTTCCAGTTGCCTTTCAAAAAGCGCATCCGCTCTACATAAGGAAGCGCATTTAGATTGGCAAGGTATTCCGGGTTCGCCTTCATTAAAATCTGATTGTCAAAGACACTGGACGGAATGAAAGTAAAACTCTTAGGATATGCTTCCGATCCAAACTGATTAATCAATTCCTGCGCTGTATCTGCCCAGTATATTTCATCATTGATATTGACAAAATAGCGAATGACGCCGGATTTCGATAGGTCTGCATACTCTTCATTCTCATCTAACCACCACTTGACTATCGGATAAACAAACGAGTCTGGGTCAGGATTACAGGTACATCGGATATACGGCTTTATCCCGGTGACGCTCCGATTACAGGCGAACATTGTCCAGAATATTTTAGCGGTGAACTCGCATAACTCATCGAAGCCGATAAATTCCATTTGCGAGCCCTGATATTTAATCAAGTCATTTTCGCTTTCACAGTGAGAAAACTTGATTTTCGCGCCGGAAGGAAATGTCCAGAGCAATCGGCTTTCAGTCGGAACACCACCGACCAGCGGATAAATCTGCAATGATGTATCCCAAAGCCCGCCTTGATTAGTAATCGAAGGCGTTACCCGCCGCATTATCAAGCCGTTAAAATGCGAATTGCCTATATGTCGAAGCGGTTCTAATAGCTCTGCAAAAGTTTTTCCACCACCGCGCTGTCCACCATATAAGACCACATCTGCAGATGAGGCAAGGAATTGAGTTTGCGGTCCCGGCTGAGGCGCGATAACTCTCTGAGGTTTAGCCTTCTTCGGCTGAGACTTCGGCTGTGCTTTCATTGGCTTTTTCATTTTCGACCGCTATCGCCGCTACCGCCCGCCCATTATCCGGTAACTGTATCACTACTACTTCGCCTGTAGTATGCGTGTTGATATTGCCTTCCAGCCAACGGCTCTCCCGGAAGTGCTCCTTGTCAATGTTCTTTGCAAGAAATATCATTGCCGTTGTATCCGGCAATATCTTCTTATGCGTTTTTTCCACTCTGGTAACTTTCAGATTTCCGTCAGCGTCAGTCTGTCCAAAAGTCTTAATCTCATCATATTCATAGACTTTAGTTGCCCGGTCAAATAGGCTTCTGACTATGGGTTCAAGGGTCGATTCTTTAGTTTGTTTTAAGGCGGATAAGAATTCAGGGTATCTTTTTCCCCAAACTTTAAGCGTGGGTTCGCTTATTCTAAGTACCTTGCATATTTCGCTATTATCGAATCCTCGCATTTTCATAGAGAAGACAATACCAGCATATACGGGTAAATAATCGGTTTTTCGTCCTCTTTTTTTCAAGTCCTTTATGTCTTTTTTAGCGGTCATAATTTTGCCTTTTCAAACCTTATATATATTATTATATACTACACATAACAGCATTATAAGTAATCTAGTACTCTGTGTTAATGTTCATCCATTTCGATTTCGGTGATTTCTATTTCGTTGAATTCTTGTTTGATTGTTTTAGGGTCGCCTTTATAAAATATCAATACTTTCTGGTGTAGCCGCCCCAGTTTTCTGTAAAGTGCGAATTGCTTACCTACTCTTATGGGCAGGCTTCCCGCCACATTTACCAGTATTGCCTCGTTATACAGGATAGCGCCTGCGTCTTGGAAAGCGTCAATGGTGGTGGCTGGAAAATTTCTGTAAAATCCCTTTCTATCCCGTATGTCAGAAACTACGAAACAGGCGAAGCGATTATCTTTTAGTTTGCCAATGCTTTTGCTAATGATATTTCTATATTTTTCAATGAATTTATCATATTGCATATTTGACAAATCCCGGTTGTCATCTGAATAAATCTCGAGGTCAAAATATGGTGGACAAGAAAATATTAAGTCAAATTCAATGTCTTTTGTGTAATGTTCAAGATTTTCACTGTCATCACAAATCCATACTGGCGGCTGTATATCTTTCAATACCTCTTGCGCATTTAACCGATTTGCGGCGATTTGATTTTCAGACAGGTCGATTCCGATGTAATTATGTTCTAAATAAGCGGCGACAATACCCCGGACAGAACCGCCTGCGAATGGGTCTAAAATATAGCTTCCCTTATAAGGCGTAAACCATAGATATATTAACTCACAAAGAACAGGGTCAAAAATTGAAGTGCCGGACGCTTGGCAAGCGTCCCCACCATTATATATTTCTCCGCTTTCCCTGCCTGTATTTGAATTATGTAATACCCCGCTGTGATTATTCATATTCCCCCCCCCCATATCTTTGTGCTAAAGTTCCGGGTTTCCCAGATGTATATGCTTGAGCGTTTTTAGGCATTCTTTCTATTCCGGTAATAATTCAGATTTTCCGTTGTGATTTGCGGGGCTTGGAATAATAACCCCCCCCCTTGTGATTGTGACTTGTTCACTGAATTGCAACAATCCCCCCCCTGCCTAATTCACTTTTAATTCCTAAAGATAGCCATGCTTTTTTCCGCGCTTGCCAGTAGCCTTGCCTTGTGTCAAATATGCTGAATGGAGGAATTAAGAATTTTTCCGCCAGCGTTTTAAAGGCGTTCTCATTATTGCCATCATTATAAGCCGGAAAACCCAAATCCATTGCCTTCAATTCATCTTTATTAAATCCTGTCAGTGCCAAATCAAAGTCTTCGGAGTGCAGTGCCCACATTTCCGCTTCCAGTGCTTCGATGTCAAAATCGCTGTTCATTGTCAGTTTGTTGTGCGCTATCCTATAAGCATCTTGCTTCACTTTTGACAGATGCCCTAATCGGATAATGGGGATTTCGATATAGCCAAGTTCCTTGCAGGCGATTAACCGCCCGTGTCCTTCGATAATGACCAGCGTTTTCTCATCGACCGCGATAGGGTCGTTCATTCCAAATTCCGCAATCGACGCTTTGATTTGCTCTATTTGCGGGCGCGGGTGGAGCTTTGCATTATTTTCGTACGGAACGATGTCTTTCAGGGGTACATATTCGATATTTAGAGGTAAATTTTTCAAGGTTAATTTACGCTTGAAGTTTTAGGCAATAAAAAGCGGGGATACTTTAGACTGTATCCCCGCTTCGATGGAGGAGAGTGATGCGTTTACACCGGCTATTTTGGGACTGTTTACCATAGCTTTCTCACTACTATGGTCGTAAATATACAAAAGAAAATCGACAATGTCAAGAGGGGTGGGAAAATATTTTACTATATTTTATTAGTCAGGCGGTCGGTCGATTATGATGGTTATACCATCTGGGAAAAATAGCCTTAAATATGTCTGGACAACTGAATAATGTCCTGTATATAATCCCCATCGCAAATTGCTCTTCACTATGACCACTAACATCACCAAATATAAGCGCGTCTAATTCTCTTCCCTCCTCTTTATCTTCGTCAACTTTTATAGCTTGCCAGCCATTATCGTCCTTATATTCTACTCGTGCAATATGCTTATTCTTGATAATGCACAATCTTAACGGAATATTATCGATATTATCTTCATCATAGTAATATGTTTCTATAATCATTTCTTACTCCTTTTCTGTTATTGTGAATTTTTCTTGATATTCGGCTTGCGCCATAATTATCGCATCGTTCTGGCTTTTGCCGATGCCTTCACCGACAACTACACGGCAGGATTGGCAGTATTTGTGAGCACACCACTGCTTCCCGCCTTCGGAATACTTACCGATTACCCAGCTACGATGCGTGATTATTCCAGTTTTACAGTTAGGACAAGACATTTTTGATATTTCCGGTTAATTTTCGTAAATTGATTTATTCCTTGAGCTGCGGGGGTTCACCGCTGGAAGGGTACTCTTTCGAGTCCCCTTTTCTGTTTCCGGGGACGGTTCGACATAATCACGGTGGATCGCACAGTCAAAGCGCGTTTGACATAATGCCGTACACGCCGTTAAGACATAATCCGTTAATCTGCAATTATACCGTTGCTGGCTATCGACTGGTCTGCAATCTGGCTGTTTACAGGGACGCTCCTCGTATTCCGCGCCTTTTTCACGCCGGATATAGTCAATGGTAGTAACCGATTTATTCATTCCGGAGAGTTTCTGCTGCCGGATATAGTAGCGTTCGCAGACCGGGCAGTGATAAGGGATTGAACGCATTCGCTTATATTTGCGGCGGGTAGTTTTGAAACAGCTAAAGTCCGCCATCGGTGATTTACGAGTTTGTAGCATTTCATACTCCTAAGTGATTTGGTATGCGCTTATTGGCTATGATGGTGTTATTCGGTAGCATTGCTGTCCGTAACTGCTATTTCCACTTGTGCAGGGTCTTTACGATGCGGGCGATGACCGGTCAAAATCGCCTCGATCCGGTCAACTTTCGACTTGATAGCGTTGTGTTTCTCATTGAAGGATAACTGCGCTTCGTAATCTATGTGGACAAACGATTGGTGAAGATTAGCGAACCGTCCTTCGGCGGCGAACTTCAATTCCGTCATTATCTCCGCTACCTCGTTCTCTCGAATAGTGATGCGATGCGTTTTCATTTCGACTCCTTGTTTTTATCGGTGATTAGTTGTGTCCCTTAAACAGCCCTTCGGTTATCGCCATTGACTTAATCCATAAGCATTCCGTCCGGGGGGCGTTCTTCATCGCCGAGCCCGCCCCTTGTAGGTTAGATGTGCGGGTTTTACCGGCGGCGTGGCAAGCGGTCTGAAAGTCAATCCGCTTCCACCCGGCTTCTGTCAAGCGGTCGTATATCGGATTGTTGTAGCCAGATATTACAACACTTCCCTTTAGGGTCAACGCCCGGTCGATAAAGTCTGTATGGTCGGCTTCAGTCATCTCATTAGCGTAACCCCCGGCTTTGCGGGTCGACAATACATAAGGGGGGTCATTATAAAAGAGCGTATCCGGGGTATCGTAAATGTCGAATATCTTACGGAAGTCATAACATTCAATTTGCACTCTTGTCAGCCGGGCGTGGATTGCCGGAAGCTGGTCGATTGCAGATAGCCATCGTGAAGGGCTACCCATCATTCCTCTGCAAGATTCTGTTATTACAAAGCTCCAGCTATGTCCAAAATCCCCGGAGAATGACTGCCGTGCCACTACATACCATTTGACTACTCTGTCAATTTGGTCAGGTTCGGATTTCCAAGATGCTCTGCAATCATTATACAACTGGCGGGAGTAAGGCAATACTGCAATCCGGCGATAAAAGCGGGCGAATTTCCGAGGGTCGGAAAGCACTTGAAAAAAGTCGTAAAGATGTGAGTCAATGTCATTATAACCTTCCCTTTCGACTGGCTTCTTAGCTAATAGAATTGAAGCCCCGCCGCCAAAGGGTTCGACATAAAGTTTATGAGGACAGCGTTCAAGAATAGGTACTATCTTAGCAGACATCTTGCCTTTTCCACCGAAATACCATACCGGAGAGCGTAATTTATTAGTCATTTTTATCCGGTTTATCGAAGATTAATCTTAACTATCACCACCACAAGCACGGCGAAGGCTATCAAGAACGCCCCCCAAAGCATCACACAGCCGATTACTTTGATTATGTCGGTGATGGTGGTCATATTTCCTTCCGTTGATAATATTTGCAGTTCTGCCAATCTTTAGGAACATTAATCCAACCCGGAAAATCACATAGCTTATGCCGTTTTCCATATTGCGCTCGCTTGCAATCTTCATTATGCGGGCAGACGGTCATAAAACAGCCCCACAAACGAGCTCCTCTACATAGCTTAAAATCAATTTGGATTTCCATATTATTCCTTCTTTTGGTAGAACTTGCAGTTTTCCATATCTTCCGGCGGTGCAATCCAGCGTTGGTAGGGGTCTGGATTTTCCGGGACGCTATGAAAGCTTTGGCAGGTTTCTCCGTGCGGGCAGATGGTTAAATTTACGAGAGTTCCACTTGTTAATGGATTATTCTCCGGGTCGTATTCCAATCTCCGCCCTTGGCAGAATGATACATCGCTCAAGTTATCCCTTCCAGTTTAGGGTGAACGGCGTTTAGCCTCTTATGACAAATATCGACATAGCCTTGATTTAGCTCGACACCGATAAACCGGCGGTCTAAATCCTTCGCCGCTACCAGCGTCGTCCCGCTCCCACAGAAGCAATCAAGAATAAGGCCGCCGGGATTGCTGTAAGTCAATACTAAATATTTCATTAATTCAAGAGGCTTCTGAGTAGGATGTAAGCCTTTTTCTGTTTTTATATCAGATTTGACTTGTAATATGGAACAAGGGTTGTGCTGTCCATTGTTTATCGTTGGTATAGATTGAGTTTTTGTTGAGGCAACTTCACCGGAAGGAATTTGATTTTTTCTTTGTCGATAATAGGGTTCACCTCTCCTATATTGTTTATTGTAAATGGTAAGATTATCAGAAAATACAACAATATTTTCGTGCCTTTTTAAGGGCATAATATTAGCGTTTAAAGCCCCTGTATATAAATTCACTTTATCCCAAATCCACTCATATTTAAACCATTTCCGATTGCTGTTAATCAAATCCGTTGTAAAGGGCTGTGATGCGGTAAAGACATAGACGCAGTTAGGTTTTCCAATCCGTTTTAGTATCTCCCATAGTTTTGCCAAATCCGGCACTGTATCCCATTCACAGGCGGTTATCCCGTACGGCGGATCGGTTAATACCAAGTCCACGCTGTTATCTGGGATGTCTTTCATAACTTCCAGGCAATCCCCGCAAATCACCTTATCAACATAGTCGTCAGGAAATGTCATCTTATCACCTGTCCTTGTAAATTACGCCAGTGCCATCGCACTTCCGGCAATGGTGGTCGCCTTTAGTCAGATAACCTTTACCGCTACAAAATGGGCACTGTTTTCGCTGTCTAAGATATTCCGCCCGCCGCTGCGATTGGCTGAGTTCTCGTTTAATGTGCTTCATTTCTTTAGCTCGCTTTTTTTGATTACGCCGTACTGTTTTAAAATCTCGGCGTGTTCGTTCCGGTTTAGTAACACTTGATATACAATATCGGAATATCAATTAGTAATCTCTTCCAGCACTTCCGCTCGCTCTCGGAGCTCGGCTTTCAGACGCTCGCACTTTGCGCACTTATCGCTCATTTTCCGCCTCGTCATAATCACTACTCACTCCGTCCCATTCGTAGTGTTTGCCATCACAATTATTGTCCTCCACTTCCGATACTGCACAGCGAAATTCAGTCATACCATTGATATGATGCAATTCCCGCCGGTGCTTGCAGGTCTCGCAGTTCCGGTCAAGCGAAAGCGTTAAGGACAGACGCTGGCTATGGTCGGTCATTTTTTACCCCTTTGTCCATTCATTATTGATTTTGATATGTCTATCACCGCAAGCGCAAAAGACTGCACGGTGTTTTCCGTCTGGATTAGACGCTATTCTCCCTTCCCATCGCTTATCATAGGGAATCCACATCCCCTCTCGTTGCCACGCTATTTCTAAGTCATCGCCACAATCCGGGCAATGACCGGGCTTTAGGCAATCGTTCCGCCAGTTATTAGTCATTTGCAGACTCCTAAAATTCCTTGTAATTTTGTTT